ATGAAAGAACTTTTTCTTCTGATAACTCATCAAAACTATCATCATTTGCGGCTGCCGCACTTGATTGCTGTGCTGCTGCATCTGCTGCCGACTGTGCCGATGCGTCTGCTTGTTGTTGTGCAGAAAACTGCTGTTCGTGTTTATCAAGCAATTCTTGCTCAACTTGAACTGCACTTTTTTGTTCGGTACCGTCCAATACTCTTACTTTAATATTTTCCATTTGATTTGATTTAATTTGTTACAAATATATAATATATTTTTTAATTTTTTAACGTGGCTCAAATTCAGAAAAATCAAACCCATCTAAGCTATCTTCGTTTGATTCAAAATTTAGAGGAGGTAAATTGTTTTTACGTTGATTTATCAACTTTGACTGCTCTGTATTTTGCTGACTTATCCTTTTGGCTTTAGCGTCTTCTTTCATTTGGTCTCTCTCAGATATTTTTTCAATCTCCATACCACTTAATTGCTGATTGTAGCTAAACTCTTCAGCCATCAGCACAGACTTCATTTCAGCCTGTTTCTCCAATAACTGTATCTCAAAAGCAACCTCAGCTTGTTTTAACTGCATTTTAGATTGAAGTTCTGTTTGCATTTTTTGCATAGCCAATTGACCTGCCATTTGCTGAGATTGTAATTGTTGCTGAGCCATCATAGCCTGTTTCTGCATTTCCATTTGCTCTTCTCGCTCCTGTTTTTTAACACGCTTCATTTTTAGCAATTGGTTTGCAAGTTTAAGATTTTTAATCTCACGAATATCAATAGCGTCTTCAAGATTAATATCTCCTTTAGACAATGCCATTTGAATATTGGCTTCAAGCTGTGCTTTTTGCTCTTCATCAGGAGAAACCTCAATAAAGATACCAAAGTCATAAATATAAAGGTCTTTAATGTCGTTTAATATTGACACATTATACCTTCCAATTTTATTAATAAAGTCATCTTTAAAATCAGAATACTCTAAAATATCAGATATTCTATAAGTAAGAGCTTCTGCCAATGTCTTGAAAACAAACAAACTACCGTCTAATATATGTCTTGTAGCTGTATTTGAGTTCAAAGCAGCTAACTTCTGAACACCAACTAAAGAGTTAGGGTCAGGCATTGAGCCGTCTCTTGCTTCATTAAGACCTGTTACAGACCTAAGCATATCCATATAATGATTGTAGTTAGCAATAAGCATTTGTGTTTTTCCGGCTCCCGAATTAGAATTTAACTGAGTAATAGGAACTCTTGCGTTATTAAAATCTCCGTCTTGAGTGTAGCTACGACCAATAACAGAACCTGTTTGGAAATACAATCTTAATGCGTCCTCAGGATTGTATGCTGCACCTGTACCTAAGTCAACTTCATTCAAACCATCAGCATCAATAAACACCCCATCAGGGACCGTTCTATTAATTACTTGCTGTAGCTTTAAATGCGTTAATTGAATAAGGTCTGCAAAAGGAATCATTCTACGAACTAACGACTCGATAACCCCTTTATACATACGTGGTGCACAAGCAACATAATTTGGTATTGCGTGTTGAGATGCTGATTTTGGTCTAACCATATTCTTAGAAAGCTCCCACTTCAAAAGAATATTAGTTCCCATAACCATAACGCCTTCATACCAAACGTCAATTGTTTTCTCAAGTTTCTCGAAGTTCCCCTCTTCCATCATTTCGACAGGAGGATTAAAAGTATCGTCTTTTTCTATGACACGAGCATTTCCACTATCAAGTATTTTTTTCTTGTAAACTATCTTCTTTGTGGTTTTGTAATTAAAATACATCAATGTAGCAGTGTCTCTTGAAAATACACTATTCTCATAAAACTGAGCTACGTTGTAATAATCCCACCAAGACTGACTGTATTGAGTAATTTCTTGAAGGTCTTCTTTAGTTAGGGTAGGGTCAATTTTCATTAACTCTGTAATTGGAAGAGTTTTGATTTCTCCCCAATAAAAACAATCTCTAAAAAATGGGTCTTCGGTATATGAGTAAACAACATTAGCAGGGTCCACGTAAGAAACCTCAACACCTGAGCCCTGAAGAAACTCGTGCTTAGCAATTGATATTCCAATTACAGTAGCATCATAGTCAAGTCTTTTTCTTATATTGTCGTAATGGTTTTCGTCAAACATAGTATTGATAGCTGTTTCCTCAGCTATCTCTATTGCAGGCTTATAGTTAAGCTGCATATATAATGACAATTCTTCGTCTGTTTCAGGAAGTTTTTCGGGGTCCATCATAAAAGTATCTACCCCTGTTTTTTCTTTAATAGTTTGAAGAATTGGTTTCGCAACCATTTGTCCTTCAAGCATTTCTTGATACTTATTTCTTTTAGCTTGAGACATAGCGTCTTGAGCGTATGCCTTTACTTTAAATAATCTGTTAGACATTCCATTAACAACAATGTCAACAAATTTTGGAATGATAGGAACCGGAGTCCAATCTAAATTTAGATACGACAAATCTCCATCAACTGCTAATTCGTTTTTATACTTTCCAACAGGCTGCTCTCCTCTTGCATAAAGCCTTAGTCTATTGAACTCTCTCCACTGACTGTAATATCTACAGTTACTTCCGTCCTTTCTAAACCACTCATATTGAATGGCTTGCCCAACTTGTAACCCAAATTGAGATGACGCTTTTTCCGCATCAGTAGCCAACTGACTTGGAAATGCTGACGATGTAATATCTATTGTTATGTTTTTCATCTAATTAATTGACTATTGGTTCCTTCATTTGAATACCTTGCGAAGTTAATAATAATTTTTGAATCTTTTTTCTCCGGCAAATACAAATGCTTTTGGTTAGCCATAATAGCCAACCCCGAACTTATAGAAGCATCAAATTTAGTCCTATCGTTTATATCAAACTTAGCCCAATCCTCTAATGTTCTTGTGAAGGGCATATTACCAATTTCATCAGGGTCTCTGTAGTTTGCAGCAGTATCAAAACCTATGTACTTTTCAATATAAGATTCAATAGCCGAAGCGTGAGACTGCTTAACATCTTCAGAAGAGTTTGGTATTCCTCCAAGCTCACGTTCTGTTTTTGTTAATTTATTGTATTGCTTATCAGGTCTGTTTAGTGAAAATCCTCTATACCCTCTATTCTTAAAATGGTATAAAAGTCTTGGCTTATTGTTTTCTATAAGAATAGGCATACCATAAAACACACAAGCCATAAGCACATCTTCAAAAAATATTTCAGCAGTCTGTGGTCTCGCTATGTATTCTAAAAAAAATTCGTTTGAAGGAGCCTCGTCCATATTAAACTTAGTGAGTCCGTGAAGAGAACCATTAGACCCTCTACCGCCCACTACAGCTGATATATCATAAGGGTCGCAACCAAATGACCCAATATGTTCATTTCCGGGGTATTTTACTCCGTTTCTTGTATGAACATTATTTTGAAGATGTTTTGCAGGTGTCCAACTCACTAAAAACCTACCTCTTTTATCAGGGGTAAATATAACCTTAGTGTCTTTCATACCATCTAACCAATGAAAAGAACCTCTCGTTAAATAATGCTCTTTAATTAAGCTGTCGTTATAGTCTATTTGCTGATATATCTTCGTAAGATTAAATAAAGACTGCTTGCTTTCATCTCTAAATGCGTGTGATTCTGTTCTTGGAAATTGACGATAAAACTCATTTAAAGCATCGGCATCGTTCTTTAAAGAATCTACCTCTGCTTCCCAATAATCTATAGCTCCATTCTTAATCCAACCACCATCTACACCAAGTATAGGAGTATTAGGTTTATAAAAAATAGGCATACCATATCTATCTATAAATCCTTCCATATTCCATTCCATAGGAATAAACAAAGAGTAAAGACCTGATTTTGTTTGTCCATTAGCATTTCTAATCAACACATTAGAGTCCTCATACATATCTTTGTAGTTCTGACCTCCTTTTGATAAAGCATTTGAGGTTGAACCCATCATACACTTCCCAATAATTTTAGAGCCTAATCGAAGACAGGTTTTAGTTACACGCCAATTCTCTTTAATGTT